GCGAATTCATCCAAAAAAAGAATGTTGAAAGACATACCTCGGACTGCACTAGCAGAGGTAGACGCAGCCAAGATTTTAGATCCATTTTCTAACTCCAATGATCCTTTATTCCATGCAATGATTCCTTGCTGCATCCATCTTGGAAGATTTTCATAAGCAGTTTGTAATCTACCTAATAATTCTCTTGCAGTCGCAGCTTTGTTTGCAAGTATACCAATATTTACACTATCATTAAAAACAGCATAATGAAGCAAATAAGATACTACAGTCGTTGACTTACCAGTCTGACGAGGCATCTTACATATGTTAAATCTCTCTTTATGAAATCTCTTAATTAATTTTTCTTGAAACTTATATGGTTTGAATGGAACTAATCCCTCATCAAGACTGACTATCTTTACATATTTTTGTGTAAAGTATATTGGATCTGCTTTACAACGCATAAATTCTTGAATTTGATTTGCACTAAATTCAATTTGCGTATTTGCTTTTTTTAAATTTGGATTACCAAGATAAACATTATCAGACATAATTAAAAATTTTAACTTCTTCCTGCAAATACCAAGGGTTGTGTTGGATCTTTATCAATAGGATTGTAATAGTATACCATAGCACCAGGATATACTTTATTAATCTCCAAAGATACTTGTTCTTTCGTTGGTCGTGTAAATTGGGGAAAAAACATTTGTGTATTTAAAAGTCTTCCTTTCCAATTTAAAACGATTGAAAAAGTTCTACCTCTTTGTTGAACACGAAGATATGATGATTCATAAGTAAATGTTTTACCTTTTACTTTAGTGTCCATTTCACCAGTTCTACCTGGTCTCATTTTTCCAATTGGTATATTCCTTTTTGGTAATGCACCTTTACGAGTTCTTTTTAATGTAGCACCACCACCACCTTTTGTTTGTGTGATGACTGCATCCTGATCATATTTTTTACCAAGTGCTTTGACTGCTTTCTTGAACTTTCTCTTACCCATCTTACCAGAAGTCACAACGTGAGAACGCTCTTTGACTTTCGTGACCTTTCCTGTTTTCTTATCTTTCTCATCATATCTACCAGTCACTTTAGTTGCACCTGGTAAACCTTTGCCACGAATATCTTTATCTAATTGCTTTGCTCTTGCCTTATTTTCTTTTGCAGATTTGTCAGCACGACTTCCAGAAAGAACAGCCATTCCTCCTTTATCGGATTTGCTTTTCAATCTTGTTAAACTACTTTCTTGTATAAATTCGTTGAATGACTTCATTCTTCCTCATTCTCCACCTTATTATTTATTATTCCTTTCTTTAATAATTTAGATAGATCTGAAGTTGATCCAACAAATAAAGAGTTATTTACAGTTGTTGGTGATTTATTATCATCTTTTGTAAGTTCTTTCTTCTTTTGTTGAAGATCCATTAACTTATCTGCAGTATCTCCAACATTTTTAAGTAATTGACTAACTACCTCATATGCTCTTGGTTGTTGTCCTTCTTGTGCAACTTCCAAAATACTATCAAGTGCTTCTTGACCTTTTTCAATTAAAGAATATAAGTTCCCTCTTGTATATTCATAATCTATAGTTTCATCATCTCTTTTCTTTTCGATTTGATCTTTTTTTGGTGCTTTTGAATTTATTGGAGTGTCAATTGCTTCTACTTCCAAAAATTCATCTATTTCGTCAAATTTACTCATACATCAACTCCTTTTGTTGGACTATAGATTTTACCATCACCAAAATCAAAACGTTGTTCGCTAAATCCAAAGTCATCTCCAAGTTCAACTAAAGCATCATCTGCAGCATTTACTGCATCAACATTTGTTCCACTTATATGAGTATCTATAAGTGTGCCATCCTCTCCACGCCTTACAGTTATTTTATTACCATCAATTGCAGTTATATACATCAACTCATTATTAATAGCAATATATGTTGTTGTTGAAAGACTTGATGTGTCTGATACCAAGAAACTCTTAACTTTTTTATCTATATCTTGACCAAGAGTTGTAACTCCATCATCATTATAATCTTTAAGTGCTCTTGGTTCTGCAATATATCTGAGTTGTCTTGAGGATTCTTTTCTGTTTGCAGTATTTGTATTATAATCAACCTGAACTTTTTTGATTAATCCACTTGCAGAATCAGCAACAGGACCAAATAAGAATGTTTTAGCAGTAAATCCAAGAGTATGAATAATTATTCTTTTTTCATCCATACCACTTTCGTAATTATCTTCAAAATTTACTGAATCTAATACCATTGGTATATCTCTTTTTTCTCCTATCGAAGAAACTAAATTTACACTCAAATTAAATGATGGTTGAAAGAACGGTAATATTTGTTCAATAATTTGTAGAGAGTCTTCATTATATTGAGTCATAGCATATAACTTAAAACTTAAATTATAAGGAACTGGCATGAATACTTTTCTTGCACTCTTTGATCCGTCAGTAGTAAATGCTTTAAAAGTTTGCATAGTTGAAACTTTTCTTGTTGCATCATATGTTATACCATCCATTTCAAATGATAAACGAGGTAAAGTTATTGCAACTCTGTTTCTTAAATCTGGTCTTTGCTCTAATCTTGCAACAAATTTTTCTGTAGGTCCATAAGCAATTGGAACTTTGACAGTAGAAAATGCATCCCCTGCTTGTGTTTTATGTTTAATTTCAATATTATTAAAAAGAGTACCAAAAGATATGATAGTTCTTCTAATTATTTCGTGATAATAATACGTTCCTAACATGATTTTATAATTTACCTATACAAACTATTTAGAAGTCTCCAAAGGGATTGTCTTCGGAAAAGTCAATAATTGCATCTGCTTCTGTTTCTACAGTCTGATTATCTCCAAAAGTATCGTCATCATTTTCATCCGTTTTGCTTTGAATTACATATTGTGAATCTGATCCCAACATGGTTGTTCCAATACCAACAACTGTTTCTCCAGTAAGGAAAGTTCCTGATGATGTTGTAACTTTAAGAACTCTTGTATCTCTATCCCAATCAGATACGTATGCAGTTGTTCCTGTAGAGACACCTCTAACCATTTCGTTGAATAAGTAATCACCAGTAGACAATCCTGCTTTAGTTGGAGAACTTATTGTTATTTCTGGAGCACTTCCTGCAGTATAACCAACACCAGCATTAGTATATCTAATCACATTAAGTTCACCATTTGTATTTAAGAATGATACTGCTTCTGCGAGTTCACCAGTCCAAGTCTTAATACCAACTTCATTACTGATTGTAACTGTAGGTAGAGATGATGGATTATATCCTGTTCCAGCGTTGTTAATTGTTAATCCTGTAACTACTCCACCAGAAACTGTAGCAGTTGCAATTGCTGTGACTCCACTTGTAGGAGCAGATATTGTAACAGTTGGAACTCCAGTATATCCAACACCAGGACTTGTTATAGTAAATCCACTTATAACTGTTGCTCCAGATGAAACTATTGCAGTTGCAGTTGCTCGTGAAGATGGTGGTGTAATAGTAACTGTTGGTGATATTTCAGATGGGAATGCATATCCACTACCTTGATTTGTGATAACTGGTGCTCCAATTGAAGTTGGTGATATTAGAGCAGTTGCGATTCCACCTGTTCCAAATGCATTTTGACTTCGAATTGTAATTGTAGGAATTCCAACATATCCATATCCTGGATTTGTTATTTCAATTCGATCAATTGACTGTCCAGTTTGTCCAGTTCGACTTGTCATAATTGCAACCGCAGTTGCATTAATACCACTGTAACCAACACCAGTTGGTGCTGTAGATATACCAATTAAAGGTGCAATCGTATATCCAGTTCCGTCATTTATTAGATCTATGCGATTCACAGAATTTCCAGTTGGACCTGGAGGAACTAATGCGAATGCTAATTGTGCGGTTGCTGTTGCTGTAGCAGCATTTACACCAACCATAGTTAACTTGGTAGTAAATCCAAACTCTACAGCTGCTTTATCTACTGCTTCAATTCCAGTATCAATTCTTTCATCAAGTGCGTAATCCATCACTTCACAACTTAATGTGTAAACATATAAGTTATTCAATTGATAAAATGGTTTTTTACCTTCAACATACTTTATTTCAAACATGGTATTGTCTAAAGGTAAGTATATTAAATCTCCTTCCTCTGGTCTACTTGCCAATTGATAAGCAGTATCAACAGTCAAGAAAGGACTGATAAAATCTTCATATCTTTCTTTTGATATTACAAATGATACTGCATCAGTTGTTTGAATACCAAACTTTGATAATACGTCTCCAGAACCCTCAAATCCTTCATAATTAACCAAATATGCTTCCATTCGAAATGCATCATCGAATGTTGATGCAGTCACTTCTTTCATAATTGTATTTTTATTTACAATCTTTCGAGGAAGATATACAACATCCTGTCCATAAATTTTTAATTGTTCATTTATAAGATCTTGAACTAATCTTTGTTCGTTTGTTGACCCTTGAAGAAAATACGGTGAAAGAGGCATAACATTATCCTATCAAATCCAAAGGAGGTAATTCGTATTCTGTCTTGAGTGAGTATTCGATTTCTTCAATTTCTTTAACAGCGTCATCATATATTTGTCTTCCATTTAATTGAATTCCACCAGGTAACATTACACCTTGAAACTTAATTAAATTTTGTCCCCACTGTTTCTTAATTAGAGCAGTTAAATATCTTTTTAACCAGAAGTCATTGTAAATATCTGTTGCATTACCAGGATCAACTAATCGATAACAATCCATAATAAGAAAAGTATCGGGATTAATTTGATTCCAATCAATATCCATATAAAGATTATGTTGTTTCTTATTGAATCTAATTTGAGTATCTGGAGTTATCATACGACTCAAATCTTCCAAATATGTTTTTGTCATCGCATAATTTAAAAGATCCAACGCACCATAATAATAAAGATCATTTAAAAATATTTGATATTTAATATTAAATAAACCACTAGATATAGTACTTGCGTCCATTTTAAATACTTTTTCTACACCAATTACATGATCTGGTAATTTTAAGTAATTATTTGTTTCAAGAAAACTACTTGCATTTCCAGATGAAGTGATACCGTTACTAATACCAGTTGTTGCTGATGTTGTAGTCTGTGTTGTTTTTGCTGTTGCAATATCTGCTTCTGTTAACTTATGCTTTAAAAATACTCTTTCAATACCATCAAAATGTCTTTCTTGAAAATATTGAATTGCATCATCAGTTAGATCATCTATTTGATCATCATCTACGTTTATTTCCAAAACAGGATAACCTAGTTTTCTCAAACAGTAGTCTTTAAGTGTTGCTCTAGAATTAGGTTTACTCATTCTCTGTATCCTGATTTTCGTAGTTACTTAGTTTATCTTGTAATATAGAATAATCTTTAGTTAAAGATTCAATTTTAGCTTCTAATAAGATGTTTTGATTAATTAGTGTTGATACTTTTTGATGATAACGATTAACTAATATATTCACATCAACTTCACTATCCATAATTTAAAATTCACCTCCATCGATTGTCGAAGTCCAAGTAGGAACACCACTTGCATCAGTTGTCAAAATTGCATTTGATGTTGTAATTCCTGAAGCTGGTGTTACAGTTGATTTCTGTAATCCAGTGTTATCAAAATAAACAACACCACTAGTTGAAAAATCTCCAGCTTGATAATATATTCCTTTAATATCTAGGAAACCTTTAGTACCAGTTGCAACACTACCAGTGATATTAGCATCAGGAATATATGTCCATCTTGAATGAGTATCATCATATCCAAAGAATCCAGTTTTAATACCTGCGACTCCTGTACTTGTATTATAGTTAAATGATACACCTCTGTCAGTATTGGTATCAAATGCGTGAGTAATTGTTAATTGTGTTGTTGTACTAATACCATCATTAGTAGTTCCTGTAAATGTAACAATTCCAACTGCTGTATTATATTGAGTTATTGGCGTACCTGTGGGTGTAGGTAAAGATGGATGACCACTAATTAAATCTCCAGTATTAATTCCAACAAGTGAATCAAGTTTTACTGTTGATACTCCAGAGACAACTGGAGACATAATTGTTCTTTTGCTGGTTATATCACCCAAATTAATCATTGAGTCATTAACAGTTGCTGTTGTGGAGTTAACATTGGTTGTTGTTCCATCAACCTGAAGACTACCCTTAATAACTACTAATCCATCACTATCCAATCCATCTGGATAAGGATCAATGAATAAAGTATTTGATGCACCTGCTTTTGATGAAATTACATTTGAAGTTATTCCAATATTGTCAATTACTATACCACCACCGCTTTGAAATTCAACAGGAACACCATTAAATACCCATCCAGCACCTGTTACCTGAACTTTATCTGTTCCATCTTCATCATATTCAATCGTAGAATTGGGAGCAGAATTTCCATCACTACCACCACCAAATCCAAGTTTAGTATCATCAGGTATCATTATATTACCTGATCCATCTGGATTCAAAATAATAGTACCGTCAGTATTTGTTGATTTAAATGTATTACCATCTAATCTTAAATTATCTACATTCCATTGATCAATCTTTCTGTTTTGATCTAAAATTACAGCAAAACCATTTGCAGCAGTTGTTGGGTTAACTTGACCTGAAACTTTTCCTGGTGCAATACTTAATAAATCTGTAAAATATCTACCACCTACTTCTTGTGGGTTTGAACTATTATCACCAGCAAATAACCTACCACCTTTATTTCCATGTGTACCAACACCAATGGTAAGACCCAATTCACCATAGTTTAGAGTACTTGGAGCACCTGTTCCTGTTGATCTTTTTACTCTTATAATACTTGCCATTTAAAAACTTCCCCCATTAATGTCTAAGTTCTGTGTTACTCCAGGTGTCAATTCTAAAGTAGCTTCCCATTTTGACGTTCCTGAATTATATACAAGAACCATTCCATTTGCTACTCCACCTGATGTGTCAACATCAGATAAACCAGATATTGTTCCTGCACCTCCACTTGAACTTGACAACACTTTAATAGCGTTTTGAGTTCCTAATTTGACTTGAGTTGCATCTTGTGAAACAACTCTTACATTAATGTCTGACATGTGTTTTAACGGGTAACTCCAGCAGTAACAATTGCACTTCCACTGACAATTCTAGTTTTTACCGAACCATCATTCAATAATATATCATAACTATATCTACCAGGTTTAATATCTTTTGTAGTTGCACTACCAAGAGATATTTTCAATTGTCCTAGTAATGCATTCACAACAGAAACAGAAAAAGTAGCTGTATCATTCAAAGAAGCAGGATGTTTCTTCATTTTTGCAGTTGCAGTATATCCACTCAAATTTAATGCAGAGTTGTTAGAACCCTCAAGAGTAAAAATTTGATTGAAATCAGCCCCTGCATCAATTATGATATTGCTGATATATGCTGCCATTATTAAATTTAATAGAATCTATCTTGATATATTTATAATTCAATTTTGTACGATTGATTTTAAAAGTTGTTTTAATTCCTGTAATTCCTTTTTAACTTCACTTAAATCGGTCTTCACTTGATTAAATTCATTTTTTTCTTTGTATTTTATTTTTGATAAATTATTAAATTTATCAAATTCACTTTTATTTCGATTTACAATAGCATCCGAAGTCATATCTCTAACTAAAGAAACATCAGACTTTACTTTTATAAAATTATTTTTCATTAATCTACATCAAATGAACGTAAAGCAATTGCTCTAAAGTTTTTAAATCTTGGTGCATTTGCTTGATTTTTAGATGTCATAATAACTTTAATAGTAAAGGAAGTAAATTGTGGTATATTTTCTGCAGTATACTTATACTCACTAAATCCGTTATACTTAACATTTGGATCCACAAAAGTATCTGGAGAACCATCTAAATTAAATGGATTGTATACTTGTTTTTCAGGAAGATCACTTCTGTGTAATTTATAGAAGACACGGAAGTCTGAATCATCGTCCTTATGACCATCAAACTGAACATATAATGAATTTGATGGGAACTCTAAATTTATTCTATTAGTAATGTATACAGCACTATTTGGTTCTTCTCCTTGAACTCTTGATCTTCTATCTTCTGTATAGTTAGAAACTTGATCATCAACCAAATTACTTATAAGTATAATATTTGGTGTATTTAAATCAATCATTGGAGAAACATCTGGTTTTGAAGAAGAAAGAACCACTTCCAAAGCAAATGATCTTTCATTGTTTAAAAGATTTAACTCATTGACTTTTGATGCAACTATTCTTGGATCATCTAAGATGTTCAATTTATTAAGAGCAATATCTTCATAACCTCTATCAGCAAATGATGCTTCTGTTCCACTTACACTACTTCCTGAAGTTGTTTTAATCCTTGCAGAAACTGAAGTTCCAGTTGGATTTATCATCGTAACTCTAGGATCAATTGCTTCAAAAGGAATGTTTTGAGATGCTCTTAATTTACTTCCTCCACCTGCTTTTGTTCTTGTAAATGGTTTATTTGTAATAGCATCATCTAATTTGACATAGTAACTATTAAATGTTCGATCTCTTGAACCATCAATATTATGAACTTTATTAATTTTTCTTAAAGATATGCCATTAAATTGATATTTACTAATCTTTCTCTTTCCTGCTTTATGAGTTGATACTAAACTTGAATCAACTCCTCTTTCAGAAATTCCATTAATAACATTCCCAGATACAGGTCCGTGATACCCAATAATTTCTTTTCCAACTTGGACATATCCTGTGTTTGCACTACCTACAGCAGCACCTTCAAAGACACCAAAACTTAGATTAGATTCTACAGTTATACTGGTTGAATCAAACAGAATATCTTCTGTTATATCTGTTGGTTTACTATCGCTTGCAAAACTTTTAATTTCAATTTTATTATTTGATCCGTGCATTCCATGATTTCGATGATCAAATTCTAATGTAAACCCATCTTTAATTGGATCTGATACTACAGAATTTATTCTTTCTGTAAGAATTGCTGTGTTAGTTCCATCACTTGCAATATGTGTAATATTTGAACCACCATCAAAGTTTTTATCAACTTGATCAACGACCAAACAATTAGTATAACTTACAATACCAACAAATGCTCTTACAGTAGATCCTGTATTTCCTACTTTATCAAAAACTAATGCATCACCAACTTGATAACCTGTACCTCCATCTGTGATATTAATAGAAGCAACAGAAGGTGTTCCACCACTAACAGTCACAGTTGCTTCAAGTCCAGTTCCAATTCCCGTCACTGAACTAGCACCAATACCAGTAAATGTACCATTTGTTAAACCAATACCAGTATTTCCTTCAAATGTTAAACCAGCTGCTCCTAATTGAACAGAAGCACCAATTGATACAATTCGACAAGTATTTGTACCTTGTTTCAATTCATGTCCTTTAACAAATGTTGGTGCAGCTGCACCATCAATTGAAATTCTTTGTGTTTTAGAATATGCGATTACTGGATTTTTTTTCCTTATTTTACCAAAATCTAATTTATTATTATAGAATATGAAACTTGATGGAGTATTAGTTACAAACTTTGCTTTATTTAAAGTAAATTTCAAATCCTCAAATTGACTTGGTGTCCAAGTTGATTGGTTTTGTGATTTAAACAAAGACCCCAAATATGGTTGTTGGTTACTTATTGCCTGTAATATTAGATCTTCCTCACCCATTCGAGTTATGAAATGATTATATTTTTCTGTTGGTGCAACCAAAGTTAGAGCATACTCTTTTCCTGATTTCAAATAAACTGGAGTTGGGAATTTGAAAGGTGTAGGAACAGTGCTATCATCAGACAATTTTACATCTGCTGGATCAATATTCATTTCACCGAAAGGAACTATAGTTGTTGTAGGAGTTCCATCTCTCATAGTTCTAATTTGGACTGTAACAGGAATATTATCATCTTTAGTTTTGAAGTATAAATTACCACCAGTTACAAAAAGACCATCTTGATATTTTGCTTCTACCATAAATGACTGTGCTAATGGATCATACCATCCAGTATCTTCATTGTTGACTCTTGTTTCTTCTTTGTTTCTTTCAGTCTCTGTTCTCATTCTGGAAACAACTCTTGCATCTCCAATCTGTTTTCTTTCAATATTAGCACTTTTGATTGATAATATTTGTTCTTGAGTTATTTCACCAATTCCAGATGCTTTATATGTAGCTTCTGCAGAACACTCACCAGGATCTAATTTACTTTCATTAATAGGACTAGTAGTCAATCTAATAGTATTAGTTCCAGTAGTAAATTTAGGATTACTTTGAATTTTTGGATCAGGTATATGTAATGAGAATGTCAGTGCTCCTTTTTCATCTGTAACTAAAGAAAGATCACTAATGTCTGCTTCTGCATTTCCATTTTGTGATGCTAGAGTCATTCCCTTTCTAACCCATCCCAACTGATCTGGTTCTACTTCTAATGATAATCCAGCAGTATCTACATTTAAAATAGTACTACTACTTGAATAACTACCAGATAAAGCAGATTTTGTGTAAGGTTCATTTTTGTATGTTTCTGTTGGAGTATTAAAAGGTCCTGTTTTATGATTTTCTGTTGCAACTCTGAACATTATATCTGGAGTTTCACCAAAACCACGAAGATTAGTTACCTCTATAGAACTTTCTACAATATCACCTGCAGTAAATGTTCCTCTTGTCATTGAAACTTGTAGAAGTTTAGGAACACAATATGATGTAATGTCTATGTTATCCATGAAAACATAGAATTTTGTGTTTGGTTTTAATCTTGTAGAAGTGACTTCTATATTCCTTGATCTACAATTATAAAGAATTTCTGTTCCAATAACTTTTTTACCTAAACTAACTGTTTGATATTCAGGAGTAACTTCAATTCCAAACTCTCTTTCTTCACCTCCCTCTTTAAAGGTTCTTTTTTCATCAAATTTGGTGTTAATAGTTTCAGTTGTAATTCTTCTTATGCCTTCGCTTCCACTCAAGTTTTCTGTACTTACATCTACCGTTCTCCTAACATTGAGACGTTCTGTTTTAATTAATTCTTCTCTTCCACTCCATGTTATTTCATGAGAATTCCAGAAACTTGATGCCATCCCACCATTCTCACGATTTTCTAGTCCGTACATATCAGCCATCGCATCCCATTGAGATGTGTCTTCAAAGACTGCAGGAGTGCCTAAAGGTATTTCTTCTACCCAATAGTCAACTGATGGTTCTAAAGCGATACTACCAGCATATAGAGCAATATGGTAAGGGTTTAAGTTCTCAACTCTGGTTGCAAAAGGTTGATTTATAAATTCTACGTCATCGTATTTTAAAGTTAAACCTTGGGCATTTCGAGTAATATTTGAATCTTCAAAATCTGCTATCCATGCGTAATCAGCATTAACTGGATCTGCTTTTGATGATTTTGTTTCTATTTTAAGACTAACAGTTCTTTCTGTTGATTTTGGTCTACATTCACCAGTTTCTCGATCTATATCAAAATTTCTTTCACCTCGATTCATACTAGATTTTTTATGACTTGTAAAATTGTCTACAAAAAATCCAGATTTAAATTTATCAAGTCCTGTATTTGGATCTTTAATTGAGAGATTTTTAGTATCTGTTTCTAAAAGAGATAAAGTTGTATATTCTTCGAGTGTTTTGATTCTATGCTCTAAACCGTTTATATCTTTCATTGTGTATCTCTTATGAGATTTCAATGCTGTTTGAGTCTCAGTTGATGCATCTGTAAGATATGGAGGTAAAGTTATTGTACCTATTTCAAACGCTTCTGGATTTTTTTCTGGTGGTTTTGGAAATCTTGAAGGTGTTCCTTCATCTACATCAAAAAGTCCATCTTTTGTTAAATATAATCTATCGATTCTACCCAAATAATATGAATAATCAACAACAATACTTTGATTAGAAACTAATGATTCAGTTTCTGATGCACTAAAATCTCGACTACCAAATTCAAATGGAGATTTTGTACTAGATGTATTATATGATGCAACTCTTGGTCTTAAATCTATGATATCAGATGCTCTTTTTCCATCAATACTTGGAACTTCATTAGAATAATCTAGAGTATTATAACTATTAATTGATTCTACAGTACCATTAGTACTAATTCCACTTCTAGTGAAGTGATCAAAGATAATTCTTATTCTTTTATTGGGAATAGATGCACTTTTTTCTCGAATTATTCTTCCATAATCGGCAAACTCTTGTCTTTGACCATTATCTAGAATATAATTATCAATAATACTTGCATCACCAGGATCTAATTTAGAAATAACTGCTACAATTCCAGAAGTTCCTAGAGTCACAGATTCATCAACTTCAAATGTTTTATCATTTTCATATACAAATGTCAACTTAGTTCCACTGCCAGGTATGTTAACTACACGAGCAACAGCACCAGATTCTGCTCCAATTATTTGTTCCCCAACAATAACATTATTTGAAAACGACTCAGATTGTGATGATACTGTAAAAAATGGTACATCTGGATTAGTATTATCATCAGATTCAAAAATACCTAAAATTCGATGTATTTCAGGAACATCTAAAGATATTTCTTCATCCTGAACTCTTGTGCCATAAACTTTACTAAAAGTCAAACCATCATTCAGAGATGTTGTGGTGATACCAGAGGAAGTATCATTTGATCTGTTTATTACTAAACTTGCACAGCGAGTTATATTTTTTTCAATAGATGCAAATTTAGTTCTTTTTACAGTCGCAGTCACAGTAACATTTCCTGTTACTCCAAGTGAATTGATTTTTAGAGTGCGATTGTTATTACTAAAATCAAATTGTGGTTCCCTTAATGTTATTCTATTTCCAGTACTATCTTTTGTTGCAACATAATTTGATATTGAAAACGGTTCAAAAAATAAGTTGTCTCCATGAGATGAAAGTTCTAAAACTGCTTGCTGTCCACTAGCATTTACCTCAAATACTTTTCTTGTTATATAATTACTATCTAAAAGATTTAAGGATGCAATATTGCTTTCTTTGAATGGAACTAAAAATCCAGGATTACTTCCTTTACTTAAAAATGGAACACGAACTACGATATCAGTTGGTGAAGCATCAATAATTCCACCATTACATATATCAGTAACAGTCGCAATACCAGAAATTGTAAAATTGTTTGACCCAACATTAACTATTTGATTAAAAGTAGGAATAGTATTAGTAAGATTTCCACCTCCAGAATAACTAATAATATCACCAACTTTAACTATTGATCTAAAATCAGAAACAGAAGGTCCTGTTACTGTTGAAACACCAGCACTTTCTGTGCTAATATCAAACTCTGCACCTGTCTGAAATACCTGTTTACTATGACTTAATTCTAAATCAGCAGCAAAACTAGTACCACCTGCACCGATTCCTCTATCACTATGAATTACTTTAACATCAGTAAATTCAAAATCAGTAATAGTTCCAATATTACTTCCAACTTCAATTCCATTTACAAGAATTGGTTCATTTATTTGAAATTCTCCACTTACATCAGTTAAAGTTAAAATAGATCCAGTTCCTGTTTGTTGATTGACAAATCCAGCTGAACCACTAAATTTACCCTCTACATGATCTCCAACAACAGCAGAACTTGTTGATGCCAATGAAACTTTTGTAAAAGTCTCAATATCAAATAATCTTAATTGATAGTTTGTTCCTGTATATTGATTAAAATCATAAACTCTTGCTTTTCCAATTAAATTTCCAGTTTGATCTCTTTCTTTTGTTGCTGTAAGTCTTTTGTCTAATAGATGAACAAATGTACTAAAACCAATCTGTGGAGTTCCATAGATATTGTTTACTACTACTATATTTCCAATTTTAATTGGAAGTGTAACATTATCTATTGATTTTGTTGTTCTTGGTTTTGGTAAATCAATTGATGTTGTTGATGTTTTTTCAATTTCGTATCCACGAACATATGCTTTTCCTTCAGATACTTGAAGTGTGAATAAATTATCAGATGGAGTATTTCCATTTTGAGTAACTTGATTTGAAAAATATAATCCTCTATTTGCAATTCTATTATTCAGTGTTTCTCTAATATCAATTGAAAATGGTTCGATATAATAATCACCAGATTCATCATAAGTTCTTCTAGCTAATTCATCTTTAAATACATTATATTCTGTTTTTTTAACCTGTTCTTTTGTGACACCTTCTTCAATACGAATTAGTTCTACAAAATCAGAATCATCATTATCTGTTAATAATTTTTTAGATAAAATTGCAGATATTTTAAATCTATCTGCACCAGGAGCAGTTTCATTTGAGTATCCTTTTGCGTTATCAAACAAATCTGAATTTATTGATGAAGCAGATACTAATTCTTCTTTAATAGATAACCCAATCTTATAACTTGGTTCATTTGTATATTGATCTAAAATTACGGTTGAAGGTGATACTTGTATAAAATAACCCCTAACAAAGAAAACCCCTTCACTTATTGATGCGGATGAACCTGTTTTAATTGAATCTGATATTATTGTTCTTGCAAATGTGCTATTTGCAGTTATTCGAGTGTTTGAATATTCAATATCAGATAAAGTAATTAAGTTTTCTCCATCTAAAAATGTCTTAGTTACTCCATCATCACCAGCTGCTGTATATTTTAAATATAAAGTATCAAATTGATCTATAGATTCACTATTAGTAATTCTATTAACTACAGTTGCTTTGACTCCTGAAGTTTCTCCTTGTATTTCTATTTTATTGTCTGCCAAATATTTTGTATATTCTTTTACTGGTATATTAAGGAAAAAGGGATCGAGTCTAACTGCAAAATAACTTAAATCAACAATAGTTCCACCAGGAATTACCATTGAACCTTCTTTGAAAAAATGTTGCCCAAATTTTTCAATCTGTTCGTGAAGAATTGACTGTAAAGTAGTTAATTCTCTTGATTGTATTGGAAATCCTGGTTTAAATAAGACCTTTCTATAATTTTTACTTGCGTCAAAATCATCATAGTAAGGTGTTATATTTAAATTTGTAACTTGGGACATTTTTTAAAACTCTATTACGATTTTGATTTCTTCTTTCTGAGTAGAAGATCTTGTAACTTTATTCCGATTATCGATGTAGATAATATCTCCAGAATATTTTTTGATTTCTGGTTTTGCAATTCCACCAACAAAAGTAACACCAATATTGATAGAATTTGTACTAGTATCATTAAAACTAGTATCGACTGATAATGGATTAACAACACTAGGACCAGAAATAGCACTTGCTTCAGAAGCAAAATCTATCAACTTATAACCATAAGCAGATAAAGTAGATAATCCGACTGGTTGATAGTATCTTAAAACATTAGTGCTTTTGTCAAAGGATGCTATTACTCCAACTGCGACATTTCCATTAACCAAAGTTTGGTTTATTATCGTATTGATTTTATAATCGCTATTTTGACTATCACCAGCTAATTTTATTGCTCCAAGGGTTGTTGCAGTCGTAGTATTTATCAATTCTGAGGAAGACCCAGTTGCGTCTTGTTTAATTGGATTTTTGATAACGCCAACTCTTGAAAAATTATTACTTGTGACATAATCTGATAAATCTCCTTTCGTGTCATCAAATTTAGAATGTAAAAGAACTCTGAAAGCACCTAATTCTCTATAAATATCACTACCATGACCACCTTGTGGTGGTATTACAACTTCAAATTTTGCTTGATTTGCATCTCCTGAAGCTAAATTTACGCCAGTTTTTGAAGTAGTATTTAATTCGAGATGTGCACATGTATAACCCGATCCACCATTTGATATATCAACTGCTGTGACTTCACCTGCAGTGATTGTTACAGATGCTGTCGCACTGCCATCACCATCACCATATACTGGAACTTCTGGGATAGTTGTGCTACTTGAACCATTATATTGATAACCAGAACCTTTATCAGTAACTAATATAGTTTCGAGTTTTCCATCAACAGCAGCATCTTTAATTTCTTTACTATTAGCATCGCCCCATGCAGATGGAACAGGTATAAAATCATCTGTTGCAAATTTAATATAATCTGCTGGTTTTATTGAAAATAAGTATTTCCATAAGTATCCATCAGTACCATCTCCAGCTGGACGAGGAGATAAATCTACATGAGTTGGTTGATTTAAAGATTTACCTGCTATTAGATTTCCATTATCATCAGGTGATGATCCATTATTAATACAAATATAAACTTTAAATTCATCATTTATAGCATAAAATTTAGAATCATATAAATTTGATGAACTGGTTACATTTGTTTGATTGTCTATATCAATATCATTCCTATACATATCATAAGTTTCTCCAGATGTCCAAACTCGATTTGGTATAACTCTTGCCACATCGTCTGCAGTTATTCTTTTTCCAAATAACATACTATCATGATATGCATTTTCCTGTTCAAAAGAATCTTTTGGAACGTTAGGTGATGTCCCAGTAACAGATTTATAATTCCTAACTGTTACACCAGAAAATGAAGTATTTGTTGGTTCTGGATGTGCTAGAAATGCATAGTAGTATGAAGTTGTACCGATACCAGCAAAACTTTGCACAAAAGTCTCAGCATTTGATATTCTAAATTGATCTGTTATTATCGCTGGCATTGTCTTTTAGTGATCAGTTTCATTTTTTGATTATTTATACTCGAAATTAATAAACCTGTTTTAATTGCAGTATTCTACTAATATGAGCAGAAGTTTCAATACCCAATAACCCATTTTGATTGTAAAAATCGAATGAATTTGCATTTCTACTTCCAGATGCTGTAATTGTTCCCCAACTGTAATTACCAATAAAGCGATTGGTAGTTACACCAGTATTTGTATTGATTCCAGATAGTGAACTTACATTACAAGTAATTCTTCTAATAGTTGATCCAGTTCCAACATCTACATAATGACCAACTTGATATACGTTATCAGCAGATGAAGTTCCGACAGAAACAGTTTTACTAGAATGGTCTCCAATTGATGTTGTACCATCGCCAAAAGAAGTTCCCTCAATTACAATATATTGACCAGTAACAATACCAGTTTTGTTGGTGGCAGCACCTGGTAATGTTTGAGTTGGGAAAATATCAAAAGTTAATGCTGGAGAAGCAGTAGATACTCCAGAATTTGATCCAGAGGTTATACTTGTTACTCCAATAATTAAACCTCTATCACCATTATAAGAAACACCAGTAAATTTTTCTTGAATTGTGGGTTCTTTTTCAAAAATTACTTGTGGTGTGAATGTATATCCATCACCAGCACTTGTAATATTAATTGCATTTACAACACCATTTCCATCAATTGTAGCAGTTGCTGTAGCAGTAACTCCACTGCCTACATTAATTGGTGGTTGAATAGCAACTTTTGGTGCAGAAGTATATCCAGATCCACCATTAATTAAAGTTAATGAAGAAACTTTTTCAGTTGTTAAATTTACAGTAGCCGTAGCTGTGGCAACTTGTGGTTCTGTTTGTTTAACTATTTTTATACCATTTTGTGTTGCAGTTAGATTATCAATTGAACTAAAAGATATTACATCTTTAACATTGAAAACTGTATCAGTACTACTAATTGGTGCAATATTATGTGTTACTGGATATTGTTGTGAAGTATTTAAATTTCTATTTTTTTGTATTCTTTCCCCATCAATAATTTTATCAACGGTTTGTTTTTTCCATCTTACTGGTCTAACATAATCAGAATCTGATGATATACCAGGTCCAGTGTAAGTTTGAGTTTCTACAACAGTTGCAGAAGTTAATTCATATATGACTCTTGGATCTTGAGTTGGAAATTCATTTATATTGTTCTTATCTTCATCAAATTTATCTAAAGTCAATATGTCACCTGGTTTAATTGTTTCATCAACATCTACAGATATTACATCAGATGCAGATCCTTTATAGAAATACAGTTTAAATTTGCTTCCTGCTTTTGGTGCTTCTGTAAATTTAAATCTAGTTCCTCCATCAAATTCATAATCAACTCCTGGTTTTTGTAGAATATCGTTTACAAATACTAAAAGATTATTTTGTAATATGATACCAGAACCGTCTTGAGCAACAATACTGAAATACTCTTTATCTGTTATTGTTCTAGTAAGTAAGAATGTTCTTCTAAATCCATTAAAATATTGACTAAAATCATCTAGTTCAATTAACTCACCAAAAGTAAATCCAGAAAACTTATCTTGATACCTAGTCCTAACTGTAATATTAAATGCAATCGTAGACACTCCAACTTGAACTGGTAAACCGTGAAGAACTAGATTATCTCCAATCTCATATCCAGTTCCACGATCAGCAATACTAAAATCAATTACACTTCCACCAGTTCCTACAACAACATCCATTTTTGCACCAGAACCATTTCCACCAAGTAAAGGTATATTTTTATATGGAGTAGGTTCATCTATTGTAATGAATGGTTCATCTTTTGTTGCTGTATAACCAGTTCCTGGACTAACAACGTTAATAGCTGTAATTGTACCTGCTGCACTTACCACAGAAGTAAACGCAGCACCAACTCCAGCACCTGCACCTACGTTAACTATAATTGTATTTGTTGTTGCATTTGTAATAGCGAGATTTTTTCCTGATGCTGGATCTGTGGATCTTGGATATGATTTTTCTTTTTCGTATCCATCTCTTGAACATGTAAAGAATAAAGAATTGTCTACTATCTGTATAGTATTACTTGTTGTTAAACCATGACTTGGAATTACTAAGAATAAATCTCCAGTAAATGAATCATATTCAGCAAAAGTTGGTGTTTTATTGGAACCAGCATTTGGATTTATTGAATTGCTTAATGATCTTATAAATTTATGAGTATAATTTGCATAGGATACACCAATTGAAACTCTTGGTGCAGTTATGTACCCCTGACCATGAGTTGAAATTGATACTGATTCAATAGTTCCCCCTACACCAATATTAGCATAAGCAAGAGCTCTAGTTGGAACTTGATATCCAGATCCAACACCGACTAAAAATTCGTTAATTCTTCCACCCCTTGGAATGTCGGTAGTATCCAGTGCCAGATCTGGATTTGCAAGGAATTGTATTGTTGTACCACCACCAATAGGAGATTGGATCTGATAATCAGATTTTCTGATAGATCCAACATCACCAAAAAATGGTTTTTGGAATATATTGTTGATTAATATTGCTCCACCATAAGTGGTTATTCCAACTGGAAGGATTGAACTATTTTCCATAATTGTAAATGTTTTTCCAACACCAGTAAAATTATCGGATATATCATCAATAACACGATTCATAGTACCAGAACGCCCTTCAGCAATATCATTTTTTCTAAAGAAAACTCTTCCAGTAAATGTAGATTTAACACTCAATGGATTTGCACCAGGACCAGATAAAGTGTTAATTCCTGTAGGACCATAAGGTGCATCAGAAAAATAAATATTACCCTTTGATACTCTATAATCACCATATAATTCACTGACACCAGCACCTATCGTATGTGCTACAGCAACAGTTCCCATATATCCACGAGTAACATTAACAGAATTAGTAAAACCAATTCCAATTAAACCAGTATATAATATTTCATCATTAATTTTTAATAAAGAATTTCCTGACACCTTAGATATATCGTTCAAGAAAATTTGAGTAGATCCAATACCAACACTAGTTGATAATCCAAGAACTGTTAGTTTTTTACCAAGTGGACTTTGTATTATATTATCAATCGTAATAAGAGATCTTAAACTTGCTTCTCTTGCATTTACAGATAAACTATGATTATCACCAATTCCAGAGACATTATAAAATGTAACAGCTGATCCAGTAGCAGATTCTGAAGATTTAATTACTAATGAAAAATTATCACTATCTGTTACATTAGCAAAAACTTTTGATGGAAGTATACTTGTTTCAGCAATTCCAGGTGCAGTAGTTGTGACAATCCCAATACTCGTTCCACCAGTGTTAGGAGCATATTCTAATTCTTCACCATTAGTAAAACCATGATCAGTAATACTTATTACACTACCACCAACAGTTAAACTTGCAGGATTAAATAATTGGTGTAATATGGATTTTCCATCAGCATTAAGAGAAAAAGTTGTTAATCCTACTAACTGACCAGTAGTTGTTGTTAATCCAGTAAATTGATTACTTATATCATCTAATACTAAAACTTTATTTGTTCGAGCTTCAATATAATCAGTTAGTTTTTTGGATTGGAATGCAACCTCTCTAGATATTAAAGTATCTAAAGTTTCTTCTTCAGATACCAAATCATAATCAAATTGTTCATGAACAGATGCATCACTTAAAATTTCAACTTTAAATTCGACACTTGTTTTAGGTATTGTGCTAACTCCAACAAAAGTATTTGAGACAACCTCATAGTCTGCAAAATTTTTATATCCCGATATATGACCAAGACTATTAACTGGTTCTTTCCAAGTATCATAATCTACTTGACCTCTCAAAGCATATGAAAATCTTTGATAGTAATCATTATCATGCAATCTCTCATAATTAAAACTAGGTTTATTTTTATCACTTTTCCAAAACCCTAAAGACTCTGCAAAAACATCTACATCTAAATTAAATTCATAAGTATTAAAATCACTAATAATTGCCTTATGACTATTAACTGAACCTATAATTTGATCCTCTTTATCAAAATCACCTATTATATTAGTTATTTTTAAAGTTTTAGATTGTGGATCCCAACCATTTTCAGATACAACTGCAGTTGCTTTTCCATTTCCTATAGTTATTACTTCTCCACTTACATATTCAACAGTTTGAAATACTGGTTCAAACGCTGCTAAATCATCTACTTTTGTCACTCTACCAAATAGGAAGTCTCCATCAAAGTTTCCAGCTATAGTAGATGATATTCCAGCTATGGAATATTTAATATGAGGATTTGCAGATGCACTTCCATCACTTACTTCAAGAACTTCAAAGAAACGATAATCATAAGCACTTGAATTATAACTAGCTAAAGTTGTTCCTCCAATTCCAGGAATCTGTTTTATCTGAACATTTTCTACAAAAACTTTATCTCCAACTACAAAAGGAATTCCTGTTGTAAATCCACCTATGGGTGCTTTTAATTCTAATTTTAGTATTTGACCACCAACCATTGAAGAAGATTCTGCTTTTACTATGGTTACTCCATTTGAATTAAAAGTTGGTACAATTCTCAAATCTTCTTGTAGACCACTATCATTTGATATAATATCAACTATACTTACAGCATTTCCGTCAATAGTTGAACTCGTTGTTATAGTAGTATTTCCAACACCTATTACTTTTGGTGGTGTAGTATAATTTCTTCCTCCAGTAGAAACTCCTATAGAATTTAATGTTAATGTATTTTTTAAATCTAAAATAGCATATGTGTTCGCTTTTGGTTTTAAAGATTTATTTTTAGAAAATTCCCACCCTTGAACATTTACTTCAGTATCTTCTATTTTAGCAATATCATCTGATAATATTGAAAATACAGCAGCAACTCCAGTAGTGGTTCCCACTGATGTAACTGAAGGTATAACATTTGTGTTTTTACCAAAGTTTATAATATTAATTTTACTAATAGGACCTTGATCATTTTTAGCATTGGTGGAATAAGTAGCAGTACTAAACCCAGAAGTCTCATAAGAACTATAAAGCGTTGTTTCCGCACTTCCGACTTTAGAATTGAATGTTATTGTTGTATTTCCAACTCCAGAAACTGTTTGGAGTGTATTGAACTTAGATTCTACAATATCAATTAAAGAATGATTTTGAATATCAGTATTTGCAAAATTATCCAATAAATTATTGTTCTCTACTCTGTAATATAATTTTTCTAAAGATGTATTACTAGTTCTGATGATAAATTTATTTGATAATTCAGATTGCCCAATAGCAAGTGGTCTCTCAATAAAACTTAAACTAATTTTATCTTTAAAGTTATTGTCACTATAGAAATTGATATCTAAATCATCTAAACTTGCATCAGATACATCAATTTCAAGATTATTTCCTCTAGTTATTTTAATTTTAGAATTGACTTTTGCTAAAGTGCCATTATTACCTATACTTGTGATATCTATTGATTTGTAGAGTTTTTTGGTTGCTTTTTTGTAAGTTTCAGATAATTTTATAATATTTTCTGATATTTTGATGGCATAATATATTGTATTATCCAATAAACCACCTATAGCAGATCCTGAAGCAACATTATATAAAAGTGCATCTCCAGTATCAAACCCATGATTATTAATTGTAATTGTAGATAGAGTTGTTCCTACCCCAGTATTCTCAAAGGTTTTAGGGTCAGTCACAAGTGTTCTTGTATTATTATCAAACTTAAATTTAATATATTCTGTTCTATTTGGAGAAATATTTAAACGTATTGTATCGTTTAAGGAAATATTATGACT